CAATAAAGGAGTATTGTATGAATTTGGATTTTGTGGTAAAACTTTTGGAAGAAAATGGAAACTTCACAGTTGCAGGAAAATGTATTGACTGTGATAAAGATGTCAATGTAAGCGTTGAACTGATCGGTGAAAGCCAGATCAAGATTGATGGTGGAGCACTTTACCAACCGCCTGAAGCATACAACTACAATGAAAAGATTGTCTGTAAATGTGATGAATGTTTCAAGATTGATTCTCAGGTTCACCAAAGGAACGAAGTTTATACCCGCATAACTGGATATTTAAGGCCTGTTTCGAATTGGAATGATGGGAAAAAAGCTGAATTTGCTGTCAGGAAAAATTATGAAATAGGAGTTTCAGCGTGATAGACATTAAATGGAAGCCTGTTGTTGGGTATGAAGGTATATACGAAGTAAGCGAGTTCGGAGATGTAAGAAGTTTAGATCGAACAGAAACCCAACCAGATAAGGAAAGATGTGGAGTTTTTGTTAAGTCATTTGATAGGTTCAGAGCTGGTACTTGTTTAAAGAAAAACATACGTTCAAAGGGACGAGAATGCGTAGAGTTACATAAAAATAACGGGGAATGTGGAAATAGGGTTTCGGTTTATAAAATTGTGTATGCAGCTTTTATTGGGGATATTCATAAAGGGAATATCATACATCATAAAGACGGTGATGTCGGAAATAATCACTATACAAATTTAGAACAAATGACATTACTTGAACACAATAGAATTCATGCTCATGCCTCTTGGAACAAAGGTAAAAAAAATCCGGCTTCAATGGTTCAGAATGCTGTTGCTGCACGTGAAAAAACTCATATACCTAAATGCTTAGACGCATATATTTTAAAAAAAGAAGGTAAGAAAATAAGCGAAATATCCTTCGTATTGGGGATATGCGAGAGAAGCGTATTAAGCAGAATTAAGCGATATAAAGAATTCTTATGTCAAATGAATCCTTGCAGAGTTTCTGAAATTGAGCAAAGAGCTATGTTTCATGTACCTGAAATGTAAGGCAAAATATAATGGAGCAACAGGAAGTATCAACCATCTGGACTATTATCGCCGCAGTTATTGCGGCTGCTGTTTCGTGGGGAGGTAGTAAACATGCCATCGACACGCTTAAAAATGACATGAATGATCAAAAGAAAATGGTAGTTGATATCCAAGACCACATGAAAGAAGTTGTTCCTTACAAATTCTGCCGGACTGAAAGAATCGATTGTAAGGATGAGAGAAAGTCTTTGCATGAGATGCTCGAAAAAAGGTTTGACGAGCTGGTATCAAAGATTGATCTCCAAGATGAAAAACGACATGCTCATGCAAACAGAACTCAAATTACTTATGGGGAACTGCTTGAAAAAATCACTGAACTAAAAACCAAAATTGATGAACGATCACGCAGATTCAGGAAGGACGATATAGAGTGAAATCTTCATTTAACAAAGCGTTTGAAATTGTAATTGGTCTTGAAGGAAACATGACTAATGATCCAGATGATCCAGGTGGGTTTACCATTTGGGGATTAGCCAGTAAATACAATCCTGAAGTTCATATAGGAATGACGATCAACAGGGCTAAAGAAATCTACTATGAAAAATATTGGGTTGCAGCAGGATGTGAAACAGCTCCATTTCCTTTAGATATTTGTATTTTTGATGCAAAGGTGAATCCTCAGGATAATAAAAAATGGCGTGGAAACTCAATGGATGAGTTGATGAATTTCCATCCTGAAAACTGGCAGGAATATCTTATCCTTAGAATGGTGCGGTACAGTCAGTGCTCGAAGGAAAAATATGTTCATGGACATCTTAACCGAATCATAAAACTTTATGTCATGATAAAGGAATTGCAAAATGCCTGAGTTCAAACAGTATATAGTAAATACGATGTTGGGTAGTTATGAATTTAGTGGAAAATATCTTCCCGAAAGAGAAACAAATAACTGGCATTACTATGAATGCAAAGATGGTATGATAATGCATTTCAGGAAAGAACACATGGTTTGTGTTGAGGAAAGTGAATTGGAGGAAAATGATGGACAACTGGTTAATAGCACAACTCAAGGATAATTTAATAACTATTTGGGCAATCCTTGAAATCCTTCGTGGGGCAGCATGGCTAACTCCTACAGTTAAAGATGACAAGGTTATAACACTGTTGCAAGGAATCTATTGGGGAATCAAAGAACGTAAAGCCAATAAGTCCACAGGAGCAAAAGATGAGCCTTGAAAATCGCCCACCTTCACAGGAAGAACGATTAACACTGACTATTGATCTATTAAAAATTTGGAGAGATTTTACAGGAGAGCAATATGACAGCAGCGAACATCCTTGCGGTGATTACCGCACTACCCGGCTTAGTGAAATTGATAAGAGAATTGATGCAGCAATTGCAAGAGCAGATGGGATCAGGAACAGGAACAGAGAAAAAGAAAGTAGTGCTTGATGTAGTTGCAGGAATAGTTGGGGATGAGACAGTGTGGGATAAAGTGAAGGGAATTTTCTCCTGGACAATTGACTGCATTGCCCTGTTCAAAGTCAAGGAGGAAAAGAAATGAAAAAAATACTCTTGACAATTCTTTTGATCCTGTTTATTACAATCCCCACATTTGCAGAAGAAAATACTGTTTGTGGGAATACCTATCTGTTCTATTACAACGATGTGAATTACATCCTGAAGTTTGAAAGCTCAAATCCTGAACTTCCTTGTACTTCAGGAGTTTCAACTCTATATTGGTTTGATTCAAAGTTAATGAAGAATTTTTCAATTAACAGTAAAGGCTTTATCACGATCACAGGAATTGGTAAGTTTATCCTGGATACAGGTAAACTTTACTTTCTTGATACAACAGAAATCATTTTTAACCAACTATGAAAGGACAAGACAATGGCAAAAGCAGCTCCTAAACCGACCAAAGGTGGCAAACCTGTTCCAGCAAAAGGTGAAAAACCCTTTCCTCCGAAGAAAGGTAAATAAACCTACATTTACAGCACAAAAATTTGAGCATAAAAAAAGAGGCATAGTGAGATATACCCCACTATGCCTCTTTTGTTTTTTCATTACGCTACTCGATTATTTTTAGTGAATTCCACGATATTTTCTATAGCTTCGATGGCATTTATTCCAGATGTAAAATCCAGCTTTCAAGTTTCCAGTCACAGTCATTAGTTCTCGTTTCGTTTTTAGGATACCCAATTTTATCAGATTATAGTCTGGATCAGAGGAAAACCAGACATTGACATTCACACCCATCAGTCCCCAATTACCTTTTGCTTTTGCTGATGGATTGAAAGTTGATTCACGTTCTGCAATCCTGGAGATTGCTTTAGGATATTTTTTCAGTCCTGAAGCCACTTCACGAACTGTCTTAGGTGATAACTTTGGGTTTATTTTACTTATGTAGTCCTCTAATCCTCCTCCTTCTGCCATTGATATTGTTAATAATACCAGCAGTAATATCCGCATAATCCATCCTACGTTGTAGTTTTCTCAACTCTATTCAACAACATCCCTTCCAACAGGATCAAATAGTTGATGTTGTCTCCTATTTTCTCATTAATGATCTCGTTTGTCAATTTATGAGGGCATTCCTCAATCCAATCAACCAGATCATCCACAGCAACAACATGCTTCATCATCATGCCTAATAAGGCTTTCTCAGGTGTTGTTCCTGCTTTTCTTCCAGCAACTTCAAAGTTATGAAACCGACTTTTGTTGGAAGCATATTCCTCAGCTTTCAAGGCCAATACTTTTTGAATTGAATTAATCCTGTTTATGACTACATCATTAAAATCCATATTGTCTCCTGTTTTCCAGTTTGAATGAATCGAAAGTTTCACCATTGTTTTTTAAATAAGCTGCCTTATATCCTGTGCCAATATAGTCAGTAGTTTTTTGAGTCACAAGACTATCCCATTTCTGAATAACTTTGCATTCTCGTTCCTTAATAGGATAATGATTTCGTTTGGATACCCAGGCTTTCATCCCTCTTTGAAAAGAAATGGTTCGTCCAATATTCCTACTGAAATTATCCTTAGCACTACACAGAGCAATTCCCAGGGCCACAACTACATTTTCATCATTTACAAATATGCAGGTAGTTGCAAATGGTTTGTTGTTCTCATCCCGATAATGCCGGAATTTGAAGGTTATATATTCCTTTGATGGGGGCTTAATCCATTCAGGATTGTCAGTATAATCCGTACCAATATTCATATCATTCCTCCCATTATGTCCTCAAGATATCCAGGATTCTCGCATTTGTTATAAACTTGTGCGATAAAGATTTGCCATTCAAGAAGTTTGTGTTTCCTTCTTTGACGAAAAATATGTCTGAGTGCTTTATAATTCGTACATACTATCCTCCTTTGTAAAAATCCTTCTGGTAATTCATTTTTGAGAGTGTCAAAATCCTTGATGTCAATATAGTAATTGAGTTTTCCTAAAGTTACAGGATCAATAACTTTTTGAAAATCTTCCTGTACCAAATGCCTATGCAGGATTGTGTGGATAGTTGATTCACTCTGCTTCGTAACTCCTACACGATAGGTATCAAACTCCTGCCACCAATACCTTGGGGCATCAATATCCAACCACAGGATAACGGATTCCAGGAACTTGTTATGACCATGATTTTGAGGAGCTAATTTATATCCTATTTTCTGTAAGGAGCTATATTTCTCCAAACCAAGATCATTGTTCCAGTCATAGTCAGAAGTAATGCCATAGGATAATCCTATTCCTACCAATGCCTCATAGTTTCCTGCTTCTTTGGCAACTGTGACTTTCATACATAAGCCTCCTGTGAAATGATTTTATGGAGCTTTAACTGTTGTTGATATTGCATGACAGGATCAAGAGCACAGTTCAAATATAAATTCTGTGCATTACCACAAACAGGACATTCTTGAAAATGTTTCGAAAATACACAATCACATTCAACACAAATCATGGCTTCCTCTATGGAAAAATACATCCTGGAATACATCCCAATATCCAGTACCTTTTTATCCAATTGATGCTTGAAATATTGCTTGATAAACCATGTCATGAATAATGTGTTTACAATCACAATAGATGTGACCAATATTATGAAAGTCATATTTTATTCCTCATGATGTCTGTAATAATCATTTGATCGATTTCGTTTACCTAATTGCCTATCTTCAGGATTTCTCATAAAACAATATCTGCATGTGTGGGATAAATTATGTTTTACACCATTTATGATACAATATCCTTGAACTTTTCTTATTTTACAACAGGTGCAGATTTCCTTTTCTTCCATCAGAAATGTCCCCTTCCGATATCATCTCTTATTAATTTCCATGTGTCAGGATATAGAGCACAAAATCTGATCTTGAATTTCTGTAATGCTCGTTTTTCTAATTGTTGAATATATTGCCTGGAAACATTAAATTCCTTGGCAACTTCTTCCTGAGACATATTTACAAGGGAATTACTGTGTTGAATAGAAAGCACATTAAGATTCAAAGATTGCTTCCCATTTTTGTCGGGCATCTTTGGCATGATCATATTTATCCATGTTGTCCATATTTGGATCAAATATTTGAAGCATTTGAAATCCTAATCCTGATAGTTTTTGAAATGCCTTGATCTTATCCTGATTAATATTCTTTTTCACCGACTTAAAGGTGTTTGTAAGATTATCTAATCCTATCATGGCAAAAGAAAGGAATCCAATCACATCCATCAGTTTATCATTGACAGAAAATTCTTTAGCATTGTCAAAGATTACTTTCTCAATCTTTTTGTATTCAGGCATGGTGAGTGCTCCTTTGCAAAAGGATTGAGCATGTTTGGATGTTTTTCTAATTTCGTTTTGCAGTTCAAGGAATTTAGGATCACCTTTGGATAAATCACAAAGCATGTTGGCGAATCCTTCGAAGGCGGCGATTGAGGCGATGGTATTACGGAAGGCTTTGGACATAACTTCTCCTTTGTAGCTCCTGGGGTCTTACTCCCAGGAGCAATAAGTCAATCAGTTATTTTTTCTTTTGAGACTTTTTTGGTGACTTTCCTGCAGGAGTCGGAGCAACTTTTTCAATTTTCTTGTCTCCGATGAATTTATACTTCACTCCTTTTTTCTCCGGAATGATCAGGGGTTCCCCTGTTTTGGGGTTTCTGCCATTCCGAGCCTTAGTCACATACGGTTTGAATACATGGTTTCCCACTTTGGTTCGTTCAGTTTTTGCTAAGTCCACAATCACGTCCATGACTGTCACGATCATAGTCTTTGCGGATGCTACGGTAATATTGTATTCCTGTGCCAATTTACTTGCTACGTCACTAATTCCCGCCATTTTCAATCTCCTTTTCAATCTCTTTGGTTAAAAATGCTTCAATTTCTTCCTTATTTATTACATCCCAATCTTCTCTGAACTTGATAGCTTCCTTGTAGTTTGACAAGAATTCATGTCTTGTCAAACCAAAAGGAGGAATTGTAGTTCGGAGGAATCTAATTTCGTCACCAGTTGACCAATATTCAGCCATTTTTATTCCTTGGTTTTCTAAACTTTATTGTATTCCGATAAGAAACTAAATGCACAGTAGGAGTTGTCCTTTGGACATTGTGAAGCATATCAGTCCAAGTTCTTCCTGATATAGTTCTTTTATAGAATACATGAGAATCGATCTTTACTTTTCCTGTTCTTTCAGCTTCCATTACAATAAGATCAAGAATGAAGGATGTATAGTATTCAGCAGTTCGCTTTGAAATTCCTAATCCTTCAGCTATCTTTCTCACGATCTCTACTTTTCTCATGTCTGCTCCACTATGGATTGTCCTTTTACGTTTAGAACTTGCCAACTCCTATCTGCAATGTCAATAAGTTCGTCACTATGCGTATTTATGATGAATTGAATTCCTAATTTATCACTTAGCTCCTTAACCATTGTCACAGCTTTTGTGATTAATCTTCCTGAGAATCGGAATGGTTCATCCATGATGATTACATTCCTGCTTTTTGGATTTTCAAGACTCCACAAAATTATCCTCAAAGCAAATGAGATGATGTCCAAGATACTTCCTCCCATATCATCTTTAGGAGAATACTCATGTCCATCCACTTCAACCAGGAATTCACATTCCATTTTATTACGTTTAATCTGGAACTCAGCTTTGAAGTTGAAATTCCGATCTGGAAAGACTTCATTTAAGCATAAGTTCACAAGTTTTTCAATGTTTTTCTTTAAGTTCTCTTGAGTTTTCTTCGATACTTCGACTAACACCCATTTAGCCCTTATTTGATCAGCATATTTTTGCTTGATGGATTCAAGAGATTCAGTCCGGGTTTGTATTTGACCTTCAAGAACTGATTTTTGTGTCTTTAATGCGATTAATTCATCATGGTATCTCATATTAATCCTCATCATTATCCATATCATTATCCAGATTAAGGACATCAAATCTCAATAGCCATTGAAGTTCTGTGTAGTTGACACTCGTAAGAATTGTGTTTTCAATTTCAAAAGGATCATCAGAATACATTATACCGTTATTAATATCCTCATACAAAGAACCATATACTTTATCACAAAGAAATCTTCTCAATCCTTCACAAATTTGACAAGTTTCATAAACACAATCTTCTTTGACAATATCTTCTGAATTATCATCCTCAACATCGTAAGTGCCTATTGCTTTCCAAAACTCAACTCCTGGATGAATGGTATCCCCACATTCACCACATACATGAGCTTCCAAGGATGTAGTTAATTTGTTCTCGAAAGAATCAAAATATCCTTCATATTCTCCTTCATTATCAATTAAGCATTCCATAATTTTAGCTCCTATAGTTAGCCAGTCTGGTTTCGATCTGTTTGATCTTCTTATTCTGCTTCACAAACAGAATATCAATATCTCTTTGCATATCCTGAATGTACTGTTCGGCATCTTCTATGGATTCGATGTCATAATTTTCCTTGAGAGTTTTGACAATGTTTGCCAGTTCTTTTTCAGCTACTTTCAATTCCACTTTATAGGAATCATAAGTTTCCTTGAGCAATATCAATCTTTCATTATCCTTCATGAATCATTACCTCCGATATAAGATTTTCGATAGCAGGATGAATATTATTATCCTTGATGAATTTTTTGATAGCCGAGTAAATGTCAGTCGATTCTTCAGCAGGAACAATGATGGAGTTGATAAAATCATTCAGGACATTCTTAGTGTCAACTGTTTCTCCATAGTTGAAAATTGTAGCGGATGGATTATGAGGAATTTGAACCTCATCAACAGTCCTTTTGTCTGTATCCCAAATGAAGAAACAAGGTTTATAATCCTGATTGTATTCATCGTTGTTCTTCCTGATAATACATCCTGTGTTGACAATCCATCTGCCATTCATTTGAATTTTGAATTTCTTATGAATGTCTCCACAAAGGATTAAATCAAAACTTTTGAGTTTCTTTAATAGCAATGTGGCATTGAGAAATTCATGTCCTTGAAATGCAGGAGTGTCAGATATAGGAGCATGTATGACTAAAGCATGTTTTCTATTATATGTGAATTCAAATGTGTCAATTAGATCAGCAATATTCAGATTATCCTCAAAATTGATACCAAATACTTTGACTTCCTCATTTTCATAAAGGATATGATTTTCATCCGGAACAAGTAATAGATCAAGTTGATTCAAAAGAACTTTGTTCGTAATGACATGATTGTTCCTCATGTATGTGTCATGCTGACCAAATACAGAACCAATATAGATATCATCATTGTAATTCTTAAATACTTGGATTGTTTTATTCAGAGTATCCCAATTCCTTGGAACATCGAATAAGTCCCCTGCTTGCATGACATGGCACACTCCACGATCATAACAAGTTCTTAGGATGAAATCTAATTTATCCCATTGATAGTCCAGGATGTTGTCCATTCTATTCATAGGAGTTCTTCCTAAAAGATGGACATCGCTGATCAGAGCTATTTTCATAATGCTTTCTCCAAGTCCTTTAAATGATCTTTGGTTAAGGTGTTTCCACAAATGGGACAGGTTTTGAGTTGTGTGAGTAAACCAAAGTATTCCTTTTTCCTTCTATTTAGATTTTTATTTATGGCATTGACTTCTTTTTGTCTCAGCACATATTCTAATAGAATATCCTTATCCGCTTTCAGAGCTTGGATTTTGAATTCTAAGGAGTCCAGTTCTTTTAATTCTTTATCAGCATTATGAAGAAGTCTTTTCAAGATTTCAATCTTGATAGTCAGTTCCTTAGCTGATTCAACTTTATCCTTTAAAGGAGTTATTTCTGAATTACTCAATTCCAATTTAGTCCTGATATCTGTTAAAGTAAGAAATAAGGAGTCTATAGCTTCAATATCTAATTTTCTAATGTATTCCTGTAGATCATTCCATTTTTTCAGCTTCAGTTTGACATCATCAAGTGAAATCCTTTTCCTTTCCATTACTCTTTCAACTTTATCCAGAAACTTAATCATGAGTTCAAATTCATCTAATCCTTCGTATTTCAAAAGATCAGAATTCAAAGTCTGGATATCTGATTCTAAGGAGGCAATCTGGGTCTTGGATGTATTGGACATTGTGGTTAATTTTCCGATCCAATTATCCACCTGTTCAATCTTTGTGATCCGGTTGATCACTTTACCGACTTCACCCGGAGAATCGGTAATTAGAAATGGTGCGTCAAGTTGATTGCTAATATTGATCTCATTGATGTTTAAAAGTTTGGTAATAGGTTCGGGTACACTCTTGCCTGTATAGGCAAATTTAGCATCGCTGTTCAATAGATATGTCGTTAATTTCGATGTTTTGGTGAGCTTCACAACCCCATTATCAAGAGTTAGCTCAACCATGGTTGAATCATCATCTGAAAAATGAGAATGCATATTGAATCCTGATGGTCTGTTATTCACAACCCAATTTATTGCCCTCAGGATGTTAGTCTTTCCTGATTGACCAAGACCGTATATGACATTTACTCCAGGATGGAATTCAAGTTCCACATTCTCATGACTTCGAAAGTCTTTTATTTTTATCTTTTTCAGCATCTTTAATCCTTTTCAATAAGTCAAAGAAGTGATTAATGTCGATACTCACGATAGTAGGAAATCTGTTCTTGGTATATACCAATAACCATTCAGTTCCTTCCATCTTGTTTTCGATTGCTTGTTTCAAAGCCTCAACAACATTGAATCTTTCCTGACATTTACATTCTACTGAGTAAGGAAATAACTTCCTTACTCTTGGACTTAGCCGAATATCACATCCTGATTGACCCATTGGTCTGGATGCAATATCCTCATCTGGACCAAATGGTTCATTAAGAAGTTCAGAAATCTTCTTGGCAACAAGTTTCTGAAGGTTTCTTCCTTTAGATTTCGCTGCCTGTACTGATATGCGTTTTTTTATACATACCTTCTCTTGGGACTTTTTCAATTTCATCTATCCATCCTATATCATTTGAGGGTAATGCTCCATCAAACTCAACCGTAGGTTTAACCTGAGTATTGAACCATGTGAGAGTCAATAATATCCAGGGATTCAAATCATCATTCGGATTAAGACACGCTCCATTTAGCATTTTATAAAGTTCCTTTCCCAACCAGACATATCCTTGAGAAAGGAAGTAAATGCCATCTGATTGAATAAATTTTTGAATTTAGACAACTTTAATTGATTCTTTTTCAATTTGATTCCTAAATCGACCATGTGACCTTTTCCTTGACTAAAAGGAAGATATGTCAATATGCGATTTCGTTCAATAATATCCCCATTTTCATGGATTTTGTCTATTAATTTAGAGGAAACTTTATCGTTCCGAATATACTTGGCTGCTGTAGCTTCTCCAATACCATTAATACCTTTGATCCAATCTGAAGTACATCCTGAAATAGCTTTCATTTCTTTGAAATGAGTTGGATGCAACTGAAATTTATCTTCAAAATCCTGCTTGGTAAAATATGATTTTGTTATGGTATTGTAAATCCTCACATTGTCACTCAGGACTTGATATAAATCCTGATCGGTACTCACGATTGTAAATTCTTCATGAAAATTATTGAGTACGATATAAGCAATAAGATCGTCAGCTTCATATCCTGTTTTGATGAAGTTATTATTGAATCCTAATGCAGGAAGTATCGTTCTTCGCAATTCACTTATTTGATCAAACAAGTTTTGTTTGTGAGTTTCTTCTTCAGGAGTTATATTTTCTTTTTTTCGATTGGATTTATATTCTGGATAGATATTCTTTCTTAATGATTTCCTTGAATCCCAACAAAAGATGAAATCATTGGTTTGAAACTTATTCGATAAATGGAGTAATTGTTTCATAAATCCAAATATGACTCCTGTACTTCTTTCATCATTGGACAAATGTCCCATCGAATGATTGACGATATGACACACATTGTTACCGTCGATGATGATCTTCTTACTCATATTTTGGTTTCCTATTCAGTTTGATTTTATCTTCTATTTCATTCCATACTTCTCCTACTAATATATGAAGTCTATTTGATTTGTTTTCATCCTCAATCATTTTTACCAGATTCACAATGGTTAATTGTGTGGAAGAGAATTCAGGAGCATAAACTTTTCCACCTGATGATTTCCAATGCTTTTCATTAATCAGGAAATTGATACAAGATTCGATTGAATCAACACCGTAATCATAGTATATCGGAAAAATGATTTCCCTACGCTTACCAGTGATCTTGTTCTTGGTCACTTTGACCATACAGTCTGATCCGATGGTACGGCTCAGTTTCTTATGGCTTTTTCCTGTAGCCAGCCAGATTTCATGTGTAGCATAGAACTTGAGTGCTTTTCCTCCTGATCTGGTTTTAGGAGTGAACATTGCTCCAAATCCTAAGTTATCTCTGGTTTGTGAAATAACCATGACAAAGGAGTCTGTCTTTTTGATTTCTCCTGTAATGACTCTGAATATTTCAGACGCCATCTTTGGCTTTTCTGTTTTCCAACTTCCTTTAGCTTTTTCTACATCATCCAGATTATCCTCTTCCTCATCTCTTTGAGACTCCTGCTTTCCAAATTCTGCTGCACGTCTCTGCTCATCTCTGGATGTTAAAGCATCAAAGGAGTCCAATACCCAAATGAATGGCTTTCCTGATACAATCTGATTGTAAATTGCTCCATAGAAATCCTCAATTGTATTGGATTTTTTATAGATGATTCTCTTTGCAAGGGATTTACCAAACAATGCTTCGATGTCTATTTCCAGGGCTGATTCAACATCGTCAAATATAAGATCATATTCCTTCATCTTTGGATGAAGATTAGCTTCAGCCAGCATGGTTAAAGCCAGAATAGTCTTTCCTGAAGAACTATCACCAATCAGATTGACCATTTTTCCAGCATGATATCCTCCCTCTGTTGAATCCGATAATGCCAGATTCATTAGGGTATTGCCGGTGGAAAGAAGAAATTTGGAAGGAGTCTCGTGCAGGTTTTTGACTTCAATTTTTGGAATTTCAGACGTTATTTTTCGTTTCCTTATTTGTATCATTATTTGTTCCTCCATCGTACTGATTAAAAAATTTTCTGCATGTATCACAAATTAAGTCCTCTGGTCTTGTTCTTGAAGTAGCAATTATCCAAATATTTTTACCACAATAACCACACCAAAATACAGACGGTTCAATTTGGTTTTCCATATTTGCTCCTTTAAAAAATCCTGTCAAGATCACTCCTGACAGGATTCATTCTACAAGTTTTCAGTTGGAGGAGTAAAGTTTTTAGTCCATCTTGCTGTCTTTGATATTCTGTATCCTTCAACTTTACCTTTTCTTTTTCTTGGCATCTTTGAGAAGTTTTGTTCCTTGAGATTCAAGTTTTTTCTTTTCTTTCTTTCGTTTCTCCGCTTCATCGGAACAGGCATCCCAAAGAGGACAACCTCCATCCTCTTCACACTCAGGATGTTCGTCACACTCACCGAACGAATCAGGGTCATGAGGACAGACTTCTTCATCGGAGGAATCATCGTCATCATCCGATTGATCTTCTTCCTCAGAAGAATCATCCTGATCCTCATCATCCGTTTCTTCATCATCCGTGGTGTCATCATCCTCTTCCTCAGGTTCAGGTTCAGGCTTCGGTTTTTTCTTATTGGAAGGTTTTACTGATTCCAAAGGTTGTACTGGAAAATCTGTGTCATCTTCCTCTGGTTCAGAATTTCTATTTTTTCCGTGAAATGCTTCAGCCATTTCGTCATAGTCGGGTTTCATCTTGATAACTTCATCAAGAGAAAAGGATTGCTCAAGAATTCTTTCAGGAATTACGTCAATGTCCCGATCAACAAAACGATGTCCAAGATAACCAATGGAGTCCCGATCTGTGCCTTTGGCATCTTTGTAAGTACCGACTTTCTTGACTGTGAAAGCAATGGATTTTCCTGATTCGATATCTGAGAATGCTACTGCTCCACCACCCCTGGGAGACTTTGCAATCTCATCAATCTTTTCTTCAAAGTAGAAGTGGGCAACTTCCCAAATCTGAAGTCCTTTCTTTTCTTCTTCCGGAGAATCATGAACCCAAACAAGGTAGGCTGTCCTACGTTTCGGGCTGATTCTTTTCCAATCCTCAGTTGGTAGTCGATTCTGTGAGATATACTCACAAATCGGATCGGTTTCTTTGAAATTCCTGTTGGTACAAGGGTAAGGAATATTCATTGCACCCACTCCCACATGCACCCACAGGTCAACTACATAGGCCAATTCCCCTTCTTTGACTTTGGGATGCTGAGAACCAGCGAAGAAAGGAATGATATCGATAAGGTGTTCACCTGGCTTACAACGCCAGAACTCAATACCTTTGGGAATTTTTTCATCATCGAAGATAGTCGGATACTTGGTTCCACTATCCTTAGAATCCACTTGTTCTTGATGTCGTTTCATCAAATCCTGTTTCTGGTTTCTGAAACGATCTTTGAAACTGGTTCCGGTTTTCTGTGCTGGTTTTGATGTCGGTTTTGGCATTATTTTTTCTCCTTTTTAATTGCTATTTCTTCTTTGGCTTTGTTAGTTTTTCCACATACGGTACATCTAATTTCCATTACTTTTCCTGTTTGGTTATGTATCCTGTTATTTCGTCCATAGGTCGAGTCTTGGAATTCGTGTTTACACTCACATTTTGCAATCATGCAGTTTTCCTTTTCAAAAGTTTTTTATTGGATTCAGTGTTAAGTTTCTTTGTCTCCTTTTCCTGTACGAATTCACTTGCAGGGCTTCCAAGGATTGGCTTACTGGCAAAATAGCCAGTGGAATACAACTGAGTCAATCCTTCAAGAGCTTTCCTCTTTGCTTCAATTGCCAGACAGTATGCCCTTAACTCCTTGGCACGTTTGTCAGCTTTGTTGAATTTGAATGTTTCCTCAATCACAGAAGGATGAATCGTGATAGCTGCTGTAATGGTAGCCTCAGTCACTTTCTGAATTCCATACTCTCCAGGATTTTCTCTCATCCTTGCATCCAGCGTAGCCCTCAATTGCTCAAGCTCAATCTTGGATTGTCGGGATGTCATTTCATTTTCGACAAGTTCAGTGTTCCATTTTAACATGATAGCCGGTAAATCCAGCCATCCTTCATCGAGCCGATACATATCCAGTTCCAAATCTTTCTTAATTTCTTCATTTGACATGATTGTTACTCCTTTTATTTAGTTTTCAAAGGCATTATACAATGGTTTTTTCTTATTTCAAACAATTATTTTCAACAAGATGAAAAAACTGACAGGGTTAATCCGAGCTTGCCGGATGTGTAGTAATTCTCTGTGAAATTACCTGCTACAGCCGCAATACATGCCGAATCTTCATTGTGAGGCTTGTTAAGCAACACCGTGTTGAAGTACCCCATGATTACACGCCTGTTTGCTTCCGGTTCGCCTGTGATTGTTTTAAGTATCTCAGAACACTTTTTCCATTTATCGGCTGAACTCATATTGATATTGACCAACAAACGACAAAGCTCGATCACTTGTGTTTCATTCACAAAGATACTTTCGATCAAATCCATCGCTTTTGAATCATTAATTCCTATAATCATATCCAGGAGTTTAAGTGCTTGACCTGCTGATCCTTCACTTACTTCAATGATCTTGTTCGTAGCTTGATCCGAAATTGTTGCTTTTTCTCTTTTCAGGACAAAGGCAATGAGTTTGGACATTTCAGCATGAAGGAGTGGTTTAACTTCTCCTTGGAAACATCTTCTCTTGATTGTCACTTTCAAAGCATCTGGTTCAGTTGTTGTGAGAACAATGAATGAATCTTTTGGAGGATGTTCAAGAAAATCCAGTAATGCTTCTGCTGCTGTTCCTGTAATTCCATGACATTCTTCCAGGATATAGATTCGTCTATTACCACCAAATAGAGGAACTTTCTTGGCTTCCTGAATAATCTCACGAATAGTATCAATTCCTCTGGTAGATGCAGCATTGTAGATATGAGTATTGATAGGATCAATACACAATTCATTCGCTATAATTCTGCCAAAAGTGGTTTTGCCACATCCTGATTTACCAGTGAAAAGAAAGGATGTAGGTTTATCTTCCTTACTCAATGCTGAAGTTAAGGATTCTTTCAATGCAGAATTGCCATAGATTCCTTTGATTGACTTAGGCCGATATCTTACTTGCAATGCGCTCATTTTTTCTTTTCCTTAATTCCATTTTTAGAAGTTTTTTTGCCCTACGCCTGATCATGTCTTTCCTGAGTAAGGAAATAGGATTCTTTTCTTTCATCAGTTTAATGATATCCTTTTTCAATTCCTCAACTCGATCATACTGCATGTCAATTTCAGAATAAGGAGTTTGAGTTGAAGATTCTTCCTGATTCTCATTAGGAGTTGAAGTATCCATCTTATTTCCTTTCAGGACGTTTAAATTTCATTTCATGCAGGATTTTCTTTTCAACCCATGTTTTACAATGATCATAGGCCAGATCACATGCTTCATCCAATTCTTCCTGAGTTTTAGCAGTTACTTCCAATGACTTTGCAATCCTGAGAGATTCAAAGTTTCCCATATTCGCTGTTCTTCCATATTCAACGATTGCTTTCATTTTTCCTCCAATTTAAGGTGAATTACTGTATCAATTTTGTTATTGAGACGCTCAATCCTATCTTCTAAATCATGAATTTCACTGAGAACCATTGCAATGTATTTCTTTTTTGCTTCCTCAATTGTTTCTCCAATTATTTCATCCTTACTAATATGAGGAATTCTATGTCCTGTTTTTGTAATATAAAAGAATTTAGTCACATTTGATAATTCAATTTCCTTAATTTTCAAATCCCATGCTTTAATCATATAAAACGGATTGTTCATATCAACTCCTTATTCTATCAAGAATTTTAGGAACAGATGAATTACGACAATGTGGGGAAAAATAAATTACTTCCTTCTTTGCATTGTCTTTCCCCTTATTATCACCCCAATTAGCCCATGCACAATTTCCTTTCCAACTAAAAGGAATCCAAGAAGAAGGAAAATCATATTCATTGGAATATCCGCAGAAGGCAATTCGTAAATTAGACTGATTACCATTAGAAACACACCAGTCAAAAACGTGCTTGGATACATCTAAATCATCCTTGATATAGAGATTATTCTCACGTCCTGCTTTATCCGAATAAGGAGGGTCTAAAAAGATACCAATAGGTTCACCCTTTGTTGTAATAAAATCAGCAACCACCCTTTCCCAGTCTCCACAACAAACAATGGTTTTCCTAAGTCGATTGGAAAGATACTGAAAGTATTCTTTGACATTAGTATCATTTCGATGAATTCCTGATTTATTGAATGTAGGACGTTTATACAGAGTTTTGTTGGAACACCAATTATCCCCTAACCATTGTGAAACTCCCCATACCCAATATCCTGCAATCTTTGGATCGTAGAAATCCATATCCGATCTCAGTTTGTTTTCTAATTCATACAACTGTGCAATGAGATAATCCTGTGTAGCATGGAGTTCAATTTCATTCATTGGAGCATCAGCATACTTTGCAGTCTTATTAGGAGCATGTTTCACTGATCTCCAAAAGTTTGTAATCATGCAGTACATATCATTGACTATCTCATTATTTGGAATATAAGGAGCATTTAAAAGAACTGCTCCTGATCCAAAGAAAGGTTCAAGATACCAATTAACCTTTCCGAATCTTTTCCATACTTCCTGAGAAACTTTTGATTTCCCACCAAAGTAACTATAAGGAGCTTTCATTTTGAATTCCTTTTCACCAAATATTTCTCATCATCAAACTTTGCTTTTTGTTCCTTTTTGGCAACTTCAATCTGATAATTATAAAAAGTAATCTGAGCTAATAAATCATCATGTTGTTTTAAAACTCTATGATATTCATTATTCAAATCCTTTAAATATTGTGTCATATTAGCCAGACATTTTTCATGCCATGCGATAGATTGTTGCATTATTTTAAGTCTCCTTTGTCATACCATGATCCGTTTAATGGAGTGACAGCAAATTCCATTTCGAATGGTACATTAATCCAATCAAATGTTTTTCTCATTTGAACTCCTACAATCTGATTGGTAGTTGCAACTATCTCAGGTATTTCTTCAGTAATAGCATCCAGTATTCCTTCATCATGAATTTGTCCATTGATCCAGGATTTCCATTTCTTTTGTTTCGCAACTTTATTCAATTCCAGTAAAGTCCAAAGAAGGAGATGGAATGCAGTTCCTTGAATTGGAAAATTGCTGACCTGTTTCCGGTTCATGATTCCACGATAAGGAAATCCCATTAGACTATAGATCACTCCGTTCTTTTGATATTCAGCATTGATATCCTTCTTCCACTGATCATAGACTTTGAATCTTTCCTTCCAGAAGATATTCTCGACACTCTTACAATGTTCAAGGAATTCAGCATTGGTCTTAATACCTTTGGATTTCAAATGTTCTTTTAAAGGCATTTCCGTCTTTGTTTTAAGGTTCAAAGTATGAATACAAGTTTCCCATAGGGTATTGCCGCAGTCCACATAATATGACCCGTAAAACTGTGCAAATACCCATTGGTTTTTAGCATAGAATCGAATATCTTTGGTGACTTCATCTTGTGGAAGCATCCAGATATCGGCTGCTGTATCTCTATGCATGTCAGTGGTAGGATCGGTTACATACTTGATCATGTTAGGGTCTTTGTGATAGCAGACTGATGTCCTTACTTCCATACCAGAACCATCGAAGAAAAGTAACTGTCGTCCTGGTGAAGCCTTTACTCCTGATCGGATCAACTTCTTGATCTCCGGGTCTCTGGTTGGAATGTTCTGAAAGTTAGGAGCTTGACTTGAGGAACGATACGATACTGGAATGGTTAGATCAAAGAAAGGATTGATCTTTCCATTATAAATCTCTCGTTGAAATTGAGCAAAGTATGTTCCTTTGGCTTTCTCAAGTTTCCTCATATAAAGAAGCTGTTTGATAAATGGAGAATCAATCTTCTCTAAGGATATCTTATCAACTGTAAGATTTCCTTTCTTGGTGAAAGTTTTCTTGTAATCCAGTATTTCATAGAACAGTTTCTTCAGATCATTTCCTGATGCAAGATCAATGTCTTTTCCGGCATAATCTTTGAATTTTTTTGCTTCAGATGAGGACATTAAATCTGCATAGATTTTATCTAAGGACATTCCTAATTCAATATCTTTATTAATGTAATAATCCTCATCAACACAAATACCCTTTTCCTGGATACTTGACATCAGCTTTGTGCCTTCATGAAAGAAATTGTATGGACTCCACAATTCCTGTTCCTCCAATTCCTTCTTTTGCAGTATTGAAAGCATAGCTCCATAATGAGAATCATATCCGTTATAAAGCAATAACTCCTTCAATGGAATCTCATCTACTCGATTGAAGATTGATCCTTCAGCCTCAGACAGAAAAGGTTCTACATGCTCATTATAAGGATGAATACCGAACCTACGATATACTTGATGCTTCAATCCGGTTATTCCTGGACGATTATCCAGGAGATGTGCTGCAAGCTGAGTATCAAACTTCCAATTCTTTGGAGATATTTTGAGGATTGACTTTGACCAACTATCCTCAAACTTCATGTTATGGGCTTCTACTGGAACACCAGAAGAAAGGAGTTTCTTCATGTGATACTTAATCGTATTTTGTTCTTCTTGAGTAAATACATCTCGATACTTATAAGGAAATGCAATTGTATGAAAGTCATAATATATCGATATGGAAACAATCTTATGACCCCTTGCATACGGTTTCAATCCTGTAGTTTCATAGTCGATGTAAATTGGCTTCTTTGATTCAGTAAAATCAATTAAGGATAGTAAATACTTCAATTTGGAAACTATTTCATAAAAGTTATATATGCATTCAATCTGAGGAACAGGATATTCTACAAATGAATTATCCAGACTTGAAAATATCCTATCCAAATCTCTGAGATATACAGCTTTGAGATTATGATTGAATTCCTGAGAATCAATAGTCCTTGGTGACATGGTTGTGTGAATCCATGCTTTCAAATTCTGATCCGGAATTGAAGAACCCCTGAACATATCAACTGAGGATTTCTTGATAAATCCTAATACTGACTTAACGGCAGAATCTCCAAGAAGGATAATGTTTTTAGGTTTCAAATTCTCAATCACCTTCTGAACATAAGGTCTGCAATTCTTGATGTCCTTATCAGAAGGTTCAGCAGTTCCACCACCGGAATCAATTTTCCTGCAATTGATTGCATTGATGAACCAGAAGTCATTTCCAGGATCAAATCCTTTACTTCTCAATAAATTCTTGAAATCCAGATTAGCATTACCCATGAATGGTTGATTCAATTTATCATCTTGTTCACCAGGATAATCGCCTATAATTAAGGTTTTCAACTCCCCTGATCCATCCGGTATCATTTTAGGGGATTTACATGCCTTGGCTAAAGTGCACTTGTCACATGACTGTTTGACTTTATCTTCATACTTCTCCAATTGCTTGTTAGACAGGAATCTCATGACCATTCTCCTATTCCAATAGGGAACAAAAAGGTAAATCCATCCTTGGAAATCTTTCCAGTATCAGTTTCCTGAATCTCAATTGAAGTTCCAAGATCGGAAACAAGTTCAGTGAGAACATTCAGGTTCATAGCAAATGATATATCCTGTTGCTTCTTCATTGGAAAATTCTGTCTGAACCAACCTGTTTGTGCTTTACAAGATAAAGTCAGTTTGAACTTTTCCTGTTTCAAGATTACCTGACGATCAATATCTTTGCCTGGAATTTGTTGTGCCAAATACAAAGCTCCTTTAATGCCTTCAGGAAGTTCGATCTCATATTTGGATTTATGTGAAAGCACTTCCATAAAATCAGGATAATCTTCTTTACTAATGACACAGATTTGGTAATCCTGACCTCTTTTGAAAATGATTTTATCCCCTAACAAGTGATAGGATTTTGGCGCAAATGAAACAATCGGCTGGATATTGTATGTGTCAATGAGGAATTTAACTGGAAACTCTTTATCCAGAACATAATGTCCTATCTTGAAGTTATCTGATGCAATCAGATCACTTCCTTGGACATTGATGTTACACAGGAAGTTGTGATTCTTATCAGTGGACGCACATCGAAGGACTTTACCAATACCATCAATGAAATTGGTTGGCAGTTTGGTAAATTTCTTATCCTGAATTAAACCAGAAATTGTTTCTTGCATGTAGCGTACAGAAGTTGGTCCTTCTTCAGGAAGTTCATCTGACTTCAAAGTTATTTTGGTTTTTCCTGAGGAAATCTTCAGATCACCTTCTTTCTCCATTGACAATTCAATTGTTTCTCCTGAGATGTTTTTCACAATGTTAAGAAGATTATCAATGAGAAACTGTCCATCAAAGTCATAAGAACCTTGCAGGAATGTGACTAATCTTCCTCTTGAATTGTTGATAATTCCTTCTTCTGTGAAAAGTATCTTGTTCGAAGCGTCCTCATTTACAGGTGTAGAGGAGCAAGATTTCATAAGTTCTAATTGCGCTTGTAGTTCCGATCTATTAAATTCCATAAGGCTCCTTAGACAAAAATAGGGATTGAAGTGAATCAATCCCTATTTTCGATTTGAGTTATTTCTTTTTTGAGGATTTCTTACCTTCTTCCTTAACTACCGTTGCTTTCTTCTCAGCTTTTGGTTTTTCGATTACAGCCGGTTTTTCAGCTTTGGATGAAGCGGCAACCAGTTCCTTTCGTGCATCTTTCAGCGTCGAATAATCAACTCCGGTGACATCCAGATATGCAATCAGGGCACGTCGAGCAACTTTAATTGTGCTGATATGTGCCACTTCTTTTGGAATGTCCTTACCATCCACCAGATTCTTCATGATGTGGTAGAATTTGGAACCAGCTTTTTCATCCTTGATTGCGCCAACAATGTAGGAGTAAGCTGATTTGATCTTGTTGATTTCACGGATAGCACATTCAGGAGTAAATTTCTCAATTCGTTTTACTCCTTTTTTATCCAATTTGATCGCATCGTAAATCTCAGAAGGATACATCCCCACATTGGTTTCCAACTGCCGAATAGTTTCGCAATCAAGTGGGAAGTACGTTGTTTGTTTGAACTTGCCACCACCGAAATTCAGGATGTTCTTCACTTTGTCTTTCAGAGACAGTTTGGGATTGACTTCAGCCCTTTTCTTTTCAAAAAGTGTCGGTTTCTTTTTGATGTCCTGTTTCGGTTCTTTTTTCTCAGCCTTCGGTTTCGGTTCTTTTTTCTCAGCTTTTACAGGAGGAGTTGCAGATTCAGGAGTAGAATCATCTGAATCTTCGATACCATCAGAATCATCCTCATCCTGATCATCATCATCGTCAGCATCATCCTCATCCGTATCGTCATCGTCGGATTCATCATCCTCTCCATCCGAATCATCCTGATCATCGTCTGATTCATCTGCATCCGATTCCTCATCCGACTCATCCTGTTCATCACCTTCCATCTCATCACCATCTGCATCCTCATTAGTTTCGGTGTCATCGATTTCATCCGCATAAAGGTCATTGTAGAATGTGGCAATGCTGGCAGGAATGTCTGCATCTTCAGGAAGTGCTTCGATAGCTTCGGAAAAATCTGTGAGGATTTGTTCAACCTTGGCTCCTACGATCTTGATTTTCTTTTTGATCAGTCCGGAGTCATTCAGTTCTTTGGTTACGGCTTTCAATTCTTTGGCGTCGATTTCTGTAATTGCTTTCATTTTGTAGCTCCTTTTAAGTTTTTATTTCATTCACCGAAATGGTTGAATCTCATCTTTCAAAAACATTATACAGGAATTCATTCTTATTTCAAACAATTTTTTCATATTTTTTTCGGAATATTTTGAATGAATGTTTTAAGTTTGTCATGATGTGGCAAAAACGTATTGGTATCTTTCAAAACAATGATGTTATAGTCGGTTATAGCCTCTTGTGCAGCTTGTTTTCGGGGTAAGACAGCTTCATTCCGGCATATCAATAAGATGTGTGCCATACTGCCCAAATAGACTGATCGGTGCATGATGTGTTTGTACTTTTCGAAATCTTCAGGGTAGTCTAAATGAAATGTAAGATAGGCATTTTCGCCGTAAATGCCCATCAATTCTTCCCCAATGAAGTTATCCTTATTATAATTCAGATAGTACCGGAAAATTGGAAAAGGCAATGGGGGATACTTTGCATCTCCGAATAGGCATATACGCTTGTGCACAATTTTTTGACGAATAGCCAGGGTTTTGATTTCATCGTAATTCTCACAGAAATCGGTATTGATACAAGCTGCTGTCACTTTAGGAATATCAAATCTACTTTTGTAATACATTGAACCAATCCTTTTCATAAAAGGATGTGGGCCTTTTCGTTTGGTTTTTCTTTTTGTGATTTTCATAATGATTTTTTATCCTTCCAATAGCTGTCTAAATGTGCGCTCCCGCTTGAGAACTTTTGTAATACATAACAATTCTCTGTTTCATTGAAATCCTTATGTCTGTGTTCCAGGATTGATATCCGCATTAATCCTAACTCTTTTTCAGGTGGAGTTTGATTCAATGCAAACATGGCATCCACATGGCCTAATTTTCCTACCCACTTGGCAGTATGTGAAGTTTTAATTTGTTTGGCATCCAAGGATTCTTTATTTAACTGAGTAGGAACAACCACTAACATCTTTCTGGCAGAAGCAATTCTTGCCAATGACATCCAGACATCATCTTCTTTCTCAACTCCTTTAAGACCAGGATCATTTGATTTAAGTATATCTGCATAATCGATTAACAAAACATCAGGAACAAAATTATGAATGGATTCCAGATTGTCTAATTTCCTTTCAATGTCCTCAACTGAAGCTGAAAATCTTGGCATACATTCAAGCCAGACTGATGCTTTTCCTAATTTCTTCAAAGCTGTGATTCGTTCCTTAACCAAATAGTAATTCAGTTTTGGAACATCAATAATCTCTTGCCAGATAGCCATTTCATAATCATCCATATCCATATCCTTACAATATGTGCATGGCTTATATTTTGTTTTAGCAGAGAATTCAGATGGTATCCTAACTCTATTCATCCTTTCTTCTTTATTACAGGAATCAGATTGATTTCTGGCACAATCAAAACATGGAAAGATTGTTCTTCCTTCTACTTCTGAAGCTCCTGTTAAGGACATATAAGTTCTTTTTCTCATGTTTCGGAGACTCATTTCAAGATTGAAGGAAGCCACCTTCAATCCTGATAATGCCGCAGCTTTGGTAAACTCACCAAGCAAAAAGGTATTATGAACCAATACATCATTTGCAATAAAGTTATGGTGATCTTTAACAGTAAGATCATACGTTTGTTTTAATCCTAATGATTCAATAGAAATAATTTTATCCCAAAGTATTTCTGATTCAAAAAGATTTTTAAAATAAGGATTTTGTGTTTGTTCATACATTTGTTGAATTTTACATCTGGTAATTCCTCCATTTGAATGTAATGCAGAATTAATTGTGTCTTTCAATCTACACCATTTTGTTCCTTCAGTTTTTTCAAATTCTTTTTGAATTGATTTTGAATCATAAAATAAATCTAAAAATCCTCTATTATTAGGAAGATTTTGAATTGAATCTATTGCTTGAATCATTATTTCTTTTTTTCTTCCAGGACGAAATCCAATTTCTTGACAATATTTTAAAATAAATTCTTTACTTTTCAATTCCAGTATCCAATGATGAAATCGTTTTCCTTTACATTTTCCTAATTTATACCTAATAGTAGAAATAATACCAAAACGTAATAATAAATGATGTACTTGATACAAAAGTTCTTTACTTCCTGAACTATAGGAAATTTGATATGAACTATTAGTTTTATGAATACTACCATCACAAGTAAATAATGTTTGGAGAAATAAGGATAAACTTTCTTTTGGTAATTCAAAAACAATATCAGGAATTACTTTGTGAATAGATTTAGTTCGATCAACTCCTATTTTTTTTAACCATTGATTTACATTTCCACCCACAACACCCAAAGTTACTACTTTGGTTTCACATAAAATAGAACATTTATCCCCAAATTTAATAATTGAATCAACAAAATCTTCTCGTATAATATCCTCATTTTTTGTAAAAGTAGTTGCATATTGTTGGGTTATTCCTCCATCAGCCAATAAATAAGCCAAAACTTTTATTTTATAGTCCTTAACAATTTTATTACCAAAGAAGTTTAAAATTTTTGGAACAGCAATACTATCATCAATTTTTAATTCTGATAAATCAATCCATCCTTTTTCAGTCAATAACGGATGGTTAGACGTTATATTAACTTCACGACCAGTTCTTGTTTTAACACAAAATACTTCCTTTTCTCCATTATTATACCAATCAATTATTTGTCCTTTCTGAAATTGTCCTGTAGATTCATTATATGTCACAATATCTGTTAATTTATTTCGGACAATATGTTCAACTGTTTTTACTTGTCCATTTGATAATAAAATTTTATCCAATGAATTTAGGCACTTGCCTTTTTTAAACGGTGCTGATATTCCTACAAGCCATTCTCTTTGAAATGTACCCATAAACTTTCCTAAGGATTTAGGAAGGTTCAATAGACTTATTTCATCCTCATTCTCGAAGGTTTGATTCATTGCATCTTCTGACGCAATAAATCCATTAATCTCAAGATTAGGTTTGGTGATCCTGGTGTAGGTTTCAATTTCCCTTTCTGCTTCAACAATTTCTCCTCTATCAAGGTAATAGCGAATATTGTTTGCGGTGATACTAAGTTCTCTGGTTTTGAAAAAGTTGAGTGCTTGATCGGTGATGTAGTCATTGTTGAAACTCCCTTCTGTATATCCTGTTAGGATGTCATCAATCAAAGTATCAAGTATTTCAAATTCTTCCTCTTTCAATTTCTTCTTATTGGCTATGAAGATGTCCTTGATTGATTCACCAGGAACATCATTGTATCGAGTATAATAATCCATAACCCATTTGATTGTTTTCCTGATATAGCTGGATTCGATGTATTCATGGTTGTATGCTTTGTGAACTTTGTCCATGAACTCCTTGGAAACAATCATTCCTGTCAGTATTCGTTTCTCTAAGGAACTATTAATGTTAATTCTTTTGAATTCCATATTAATCCCTTACTAATCTTTCAAAGATTTCATATTTATCCTTACTTATAGTTTCCTTCACATATTCGAGGAATTCCATTTTATCAACATCAGACAAACTATTATAAATGAGAATAGCAATTCCATTTGTGGTCATGACTCCTGGCATTATGAATCCATAGTTAGTTGTGTATTCGATAAATTCCATCCTATTAGTACAACGATGAAACACTCTTTTATAGAAACAGGATGAACCTTCATTATGTTCGCAGCAGAACATACACATAATTGCTCCTTATACAATGTATGGAGAATCTTTTAATCCTTTTATAATCCAGGATTCCATTTTGGGTGAAACAAAGTTTCTTGGTTGAATTTCTACATCTACGAAGGAAAAGATGGTGACAATGATATCATGGAGGATTTTAGCATGAAGTTGAGGAGTAATACGATGAACAGGAGATATTTTTTCTTTAGAAAGGACAGATTCGAATAATGCAACTCCTTTAATTATCTGGTTGATATCCTTATTGTCAAGGTTTGCAAATCCAAACATACGAATGATTTCCTTGGTTACTTCAGGATATTCATCATTGATCTGTTGCAATATCATAGCTGGCCTATTAGTCATCCAATACAGGAAGAATGACTTTCCAATAGAAGTGGAGTATGGGCTATACAAAAACTGTTCTAAGGATATCTTCAAGTATTTCTTATCAACAGGTTTGTATTCAGGATTAAGAGCAAGTTTATGAGTGTCGATACTTTCAAGTATTTCTTCCACTGTAAACTTTCTATCCTTATAAGCCTTGAACTCTGTATCATTGAACAAAGTTCCTCTAAGTGCTTTTCGTGTAAGAGTTAAGCCTTTATTAAAGGATTTTGTTTTCCAAAATTCCTTAGTTCCATTTTTAACAGGATTAATAATGTAGAAGGATTCAACAATAGGCCATATCTTGGATTTCTTAATTTTCTCAAGTATATCCTCTTCCTTAACTCTTAACTTATTGTTAAGTTCTTTAAATCCTTCTTTGAATTTATCTGTTACAGTTTCAGGAACAACAATCTTCTTCCTTTTAATAATCTTCATGTTGATTCCTTTCTTTAAAAGCAAGATTGACCAGAATATCAGCTTCCTTATTCTTTTCTCTTGGAATCCAGGATATAGTCCATTTCATTCCATTTAGTAAGGATAAGGTCATTTTATTTAATTTAGCAATGTTTTCATTATGACATTTCCATTTCTTGTTCATTTGTTTCACAACAAGTTCACTATCCATGAAGATATTGACATCCTTTATACTTTTTTCCTTTAATAACTTTATTCCTGTATATAAGGATATGTATTCAGCTATATTACAAGTTCCTATTCCTATAAATTCATAATGTGATAAGGAAATATTATCATCTTTATCATATACTATTATTCCAATAGCTGCTCCTTCATTCCTACTTCCTCCATCACAGAACATTTTATAGGAATAAGGAATTATTCCTTTTTCTTTTTTATTAAGATTCAGGAATCCTAATTCTTTATTCATGTCAGAGAATTTCATAGTTTTTCCTCATTTTGTTTTGCCATTCGATTAATCCTGTTCAGCTTCGCTTCGCTTGCTTCCAGGCTGAATCGAATGTAGTGTTTTTCGGAATGTTCGGCTTCGCCTCTCTTATCCTCAAAACATTTCTTAATTTTTTTATATTTTTTTT